ACCCCCAAGTAAAAATTTATTATTTTTATGGTTACGATTACGATTATGATTTTTTCTTGTTTTATTTTTATTATATTTTATTATTTTTATTACCATTTAATGTAAAATTAAATGTATTATATTTAAAATATAACTATATTATTATTTTCCACACTTGAATATTTGAATATTTAAAATTGAATATTTAAAATTAAATATAAAATATTATTCTACCAATCTGAATGATAATAAACCGCACCCGAGTAATCCAACCATTCATCTAATGTGAATTTAATAAAATCATAAGGTAGAATATATGTTTTATACTCCATATCAATCCCATATGATGACATTTCATAATAGTGTTTTAACGAATCTTCGCTTTTCATAATATTTAAAAATTCTTCAACAGAGTGTATCTCAGAATCATTTGAACCAATGCCGCTGTATCTTATATAAGGCATATTTATATTTATATAAAGTTAGGGTTTAAATGATAATAATCAAAATTATATAATCAAATTTATATAAATTTGATTATATACACCCTTGCATATTTAAAACGGCACAAAATAAAGATACATTTTTTTGAATAAAAAATTGATTTGTTGTTTTTATTCAATATAAATATACTATAAGCATTATATTGTTTTGAACATAAACTTGAAAATATGATTGATATTAAATCTAAACGATGTATTCGCGATAATTGTATGAAACAACCTACTTTTAATATACCAACTGAAACTAAAGCATTATATTGTTTTGAACATAAACTTGAAAATATGATTGATATTAAATCTAAACGATGTATTCGCGATAATTGTATGAAAAGACCTACTTATAATATACCAACTGAAACTAAAGCATTATATTGTTTTGAACATAAACTTGAAAATATGATTGATATTAAATCTAAACGATGTATTCGCGATAATTGTATGAAAATACCTAATTTTAATATTCCGACAGAAACAAAAGCATTATATTGTTTTGAACATAAACCTGAAAATATGATTGATATTAAATCTAAACGATGTATTCGCGATAATTGTATGAAAAGACCTAATTTTAATATTCCAACTGAAACAAAAGCATTATATTGTTTTGAACATAAACTTGAAAATATGATTGATATTAAATCTAAACGATGTATTCATGATAATTGTATGAAAATACCTACTTATAATATACCAACTGAAACTAAAGCATTATATTGTTTTGAACATAAACTTGAAAATATGATTGATATTAAATCTAAACGATGTATTCATGATAATTGTATGAAAAGACCTACTTTTAATATTCCGACAGAAACTAAAGCATTATATTGTTTTGAACATAAACTTGAAAATATGATTGATATTAAAAATAAACGATGTATTCATGATAATTGTATGAAAATACCTAATTTTAATATTCCGACAGAAACTAAAGCATTATATTGTTTTGAACATAAACTTGAAAATATGATTGATATTAAACATAAACGATGTATTCATGATAATTGTATGAAAAGACCTAATTTTAATATACCAACTGAAACTAAAGCATTATATTGTTTTGAACATAAACTTGAAAATATGATTGATATTAAACATAAACGATGTATTCATGATAATTGTATGAAAAGACCTAATTTTAATATACCAACAGAAACTAAAGCATTATATTGTTTTGAACATAAACTTGAAAATATGATTGATATTAAAAGTAAAAAATGTCAATTTGAAAAATGTTTGGAAACGCCATTATTTGGATTACCTAATAAACGAATTCAATATTGTTTTGAACATAAACTTGAAAATATGATTAATTTGGTATTAGAAAATAAATGTAATATTTTGGAATGTCATAATGAATATAATTTTATTATTAATAATATAAAATATTGTAAACAGCATAATCCGGATGAAAATATATTAAATATTGTAAAAAGATTATGTAAATATTGTGATATTAAAGAGGAATGTGATTTTATTTGTAAAGATTGTAAAAAAATTCAAAATAAAAAAGAGTGGGGTATTGTTAGACATTTAAGAAAATCAATTGATACTATATTTGAGTATAATTCAAGTAAAATGTTACAAGGTTGTAGTAAAAAGAGACCCGATATTTATTTTGAACGTAATAAGCACAGTATAATAGTTGAAATTGACGAACACCAACATAATTCATATGAAGATAGTTGTGAATGTGCCCGTATAAATGAGATAGTAAATGGTATTGGTGGTAAAAGTGTTATTATTATTAGATATAATCCAGATATAGTAAAAAATAAAGGTAAACAAATAAATATAAAACAATGTGCCCGTATTGATCTATTAGTAAAAACAATTAAAGAGGAATTAGTAAAAGAATATGATACTTTTATAGTAAAAATTATTCAAATTTATTATAATGATAAATATGATACATATAAACCTATAAAAGAAGAAATAATTACAGATCTTGTTTGTGTATAATAAACTAAAACTAACTATCTTTCCAATATCTCGCAGGAATAGCATATGAAGGTTTTTCAAAGTCTAACATTTGTGCTCCAAAACCAAACCATTTTTCTTTATTTACTTTCTTTTTATTTGCTATTCCTGCTAATGTTTTTTCACTTAAATAATATTTTTATCTATATCTTTTCTTGGTATTAATATATTTTTAACAGGTATTCTGTCTTTTACCGACGGTAGGTTCAATAATAGATGTGGATAGTTCATTAATAACATCTTCGCTTATTAAAACATTTTTAAATATTTAAAAATAATAAGAAATAATTGTTGACACTATTCATTTTTATAAAAATTGATAAGGATATAAAAGACAAAATATAAAATATAACCCAAACATATAAAATATAACCATTCAGTAATGGGTATTCAGCATTTGAATAAATATATTCGCGATAAATGTAATAGTATTTCAGTTGATCCTAATATAAATGGATGCGACGCAATTAAAACAGTATCTTTTTCCTTTTTAAATGGTCGCACAATAGTAATAGATACAAGTATTTATCTATATCGGTTCACCTCAGAAAATTGTTTAATCGATAGCATGTATCAAATGATTTCGTTGTTTCAAAAAAATGGAATTATTCCAATATTTATATTTGACGGTCATTCGCCGCCTGAAAAGAAAGAACTTATTAAACAAAGATGTCAAGATAAACAAGTTTCAGAAAATAAATATAAAGAGTTACAATTTAAATTAAAGGATGCAAATGATTATGAAGAGAGAAAAGAAATTAATAATGAGTTGGATTCATTAAAAAAGAAATTTGTTAGACTTAAAAGAGAAGATATTAGTAATGTGAAAATGTTATTAACCCTATATGGAATTACCTATTATGTGGCTGATGGCGAAGCAGATAAATTATGCGCGAAAATGGTAACAGAGAATCATGCTTATGCGTGTTTAAGTGAAGATATGGATTTATTTGTTTATGGGTGTGATAAGGTATTAAGGTATATTAGTTTATTAAATTCAACATTTGTATTATATGATTTAAATAAAATATTAAAATGTCTAGATATGTCATTTACACATTTCAAAGAAATATGTGTGATATCAGGAACGGACTATAATTATACTGATAATTATACTGATAATTCTATAAATACTGATAATTCTATTAATACTATTAATACCATTAATTTTCATAAAACAATACAATATTATGAAAAATATAAATTCTATATTAATGAAAAAAATGAAAATGAAATAGAGTTTTATGACTGGGTAAATGAAAATACAAATTATATTAATAATTATAATATATTAAAAAAAATATATATTATGTTTTCCTTAGATGATGTAGATACTGATAAATTTATTAATAGTAAATCTGCTACACCATCCTTTTGTAAAAATAAATTACATGAATTTTTAGGAAATTATGATTTCGTTTTTGTATAAAAAAAAGACCTTACTAAATCTTTTTTTATTTTTATATTTCTATTTTCTCTCTCTCTCTCTCTCTCTCTTTGATGAATAAAATGAGTATTTTTATATAACAAAAATTATAACATATTTAAAGTGTGAGTTGTTCTGATAATTCGCCAATCTCTGTTTCTGGTAAAAGTTTTTGAATAATTCCGCGGCACATTGGACACTTTTTATAAAACGTGTTCCTTCCATAATATTCGCGCCATTCTTTTTTTGAAACTTCTAGTTTTGAATAACATTTAATGCATACATTGTGTCCACAATTTGAATGAGTTTCAGTTATTTCTAAACACACACAGCAGTCATTTATGGAGGAAGTAACATTTTCATAGAGATTGAGAATAGAGTAGATTGTAATCATAATATTTTCTTTAATTATGCCATTATTTTCTTGATTTTTAGAAGAATCACACAATAACCCTTTGAATTGATTAAATTTTAAATTGTTTATTTTTTCAAAAATCAGTTTGACTCCTTCTTCTAATGCGAACTCCTCATTAAAATCTCTCACTACAAATTCTGCCATCATATATTCATTGTTTGGTGCCAAGTGGATAGTACATGAAATACAACTAATTTCATGATGATTGCCTTCGTATGAAAACTCTACATTTACGGGAATATCGTCGATTTTTTTAATTGGAAGTTTCAAACTGTTATAGATGCGAGGATTACAATTCTCTAGAAGGTATAGTGAGATGTGCTTAAAAAACTGAGATTTTTCTTCTTGCGACATTTTGTAGAGATTACGGATTTCTTAGTTTCTGGATTTTAGTTTGGATATTGTTTCACATTAAAAAGAAATTCAATTTTTGAAAATGTGTATTATATTTCATTATTTAGGTTTTTGTGAGAGATAATATAGTTATTTATTAAACAATATTAAAATAACAAGATTGTATATATATTAAAACTAAATAAAATGGATGATAATATTAGTGAATATATATTAAATAATAATAATAATATAGAAAATAAACCAAATTCTGATTTAAAAGTAAAAACAATTCTCAAAAAAAAATCAATTATAAAAAAAAGAAAGCATTTGGATAGTGATAATTTTGTTATGCCTGAAATAAAAGATTATAATTCATTTAAAACTAATAATTATAAAGTTCAAGACTTAAAAGATATATGTAAATATTATAAATTAAAAACAACTGGGACAAAAGAAAAATTAAATAATAATATTTTTACTTTTTTAAATAATTCTTATAATGCTAATATAATTCAAAGAGCATGGAAAAAATATTGTATTAAAAAAATATTTTTTTTACATGGTCCAGCAAGTAAGAATAGGAAACTATGTGTAAATGAAACAGAATTTTTTACAATGGAACCATTAAATACTATATCTTATTCACAATTTTTCAGTTTTAAAGATGTAGATAATATGGTTTATGGGTTTGATATTATGTCTTTATATAATTTAATAAAGACACACGGGACGAATTCCACAAATCCGTATAATAGAAATAAAATTACGAAAAATATAATAACAGATTTAAAATATTTAATTTTATATAGTAAAATCACAGGAAATGAATTAAAGATTGAAATAGAAGAACCAAAAGAAATAAAAAGAGATATCCTTCAACAGCATATAATGAAAATAAGAACACTATTTCAAGAAATAGATCGTTTAGGTAATTATACAAATGTAGAATGGTTACTTAATCTTTGTCGAGGGAATGTATTACGGTTCATACGCGAATTGTATGATATTTGGAATTATAGAGCACATTTAACGGAAATAATCAAAATAGAAATTTGTCCACCGAATGGTGATCCATTTTCAAGAATAAATATATTTAATTTAGAACATTTAGAATTACCAGAACTTTATTATAATTTAATCAAAGTATTAGAACCCCTTGTAAAAAATGGAATTAATAATGAAAGTAAATGTTTAGGAATTAATTATATATTATGCGCATTAACTATTGTTAATAGTGATGCAGCAGAAGCATTGCCATGGTTATATTATTCAGTATCGCATAATTAATATTCATGTATTCATGTATTTTTTATAATTAATATTTTTTATAAAAAATATAAAAAATATAAAAAAATAATAGTTATAAAAATAAAAATTGTATTAGTTTATTTAGGGATTTTTTGTTATGTTATCAGTATTGTATTATATTATTTAATTTAAATAATATAATGCGTTAAATCACTTAAATAAATAGTGTTATGATAGAGTATAATAAGATGAGCAAGCAATCTGTTAAGAAGACTGAGACCAGTGCCCCTAAGACACCCAAGACCCCCAAAACTCCTAAGACCGATGTTGTAGAAACTGCGGCACCTGATTCTGTACCTGTTGTTAAGAAGTCAACCAAAAAGCAACCAGTGACTACTGCCAGCGTTGATACTTCTGTTCCTGCTGATACTTCTGTTCCTATTGATTCTTCTCTTCCTGTTGATACTTCTGTTCCGGTTGAACCTGTCTCCGCATCTACTGAAGTAATGTCTTCCCTCTCCAGTGATTATTCTGAATTTATGAATAAGCTTCAACAGATTAGCACTTTATTGTCTGGTCTTAAGAGTGAATTTCGCCAATTGGAAAAGCGCGCTTCTCGTGAACTTAAAACTGCTACTAAGGCTGGTGCTAAGCGTAAGCGCAAGACTGGTAACCGTTCTCCCAGCGGTTTTGTCAAACCTACACTAATCAGCAGTGAGTTGGCGTCTTTTCTTGGTCGCGAGGTTGGTGTTGAAATGGCGCGCACTGAGGTAACTCGTGAAATCAATGCTTATATCCGTGAACACAAACTTCAGGATAAGGATAATGGTCGCCGCATTATTGCCGATGATAAGTTGATGACACTTCTTAAGGTAACCCCGTCTGTTGAATTGACGTACTTTAATCTTCAGCGTTATATGAGTCCTCATTTTGCCAAGGCAGGCGCCGCCGCCGCGCATGATATTGTTGTTCCAACTTAAATCAATAATTATAAAAATAATAATATATAAATTTTTTATTATTTTTATAACAATTTATTCAAATACTTATTCATTATAAGTTACTATTTTTATGAATAGGAAATATAAATAATTTAATAATTTATTAAAAATTGAGTTAAATATATTTATAATATAATTAACTCAATTAATGTAATCATGATTAACGGTTATCACCTTTTACAAAATCCCAAAAACAAATTAGTATTAAAATGTTGTGGCGTAAAGTTATATAAAAATGAAAAATGTATATGTAAAGAAAATAATAATGAAGAAACAAAACAATCACAAAAACATGGATTTACATTTGAAAATGAGATTAGGGAAAAAATATTTAATTTATCACAAGAAAGTAATGATAGAAATATTCATGACATTCCGTGTGAAAAAAATAAATTTGACACAAATGAAAATATTTCTATAAAAACAACAGGTTCTCAAATAATATGTTGTGGTGATATATTACGATTTTATAACTATAATTTTAATAATAAAAATACAATGATTATTATACAATATATCCAAACAGAAACACATAAAACCATACGAAATATTTATGAAATTGATTATAATATGGAATGCCATAAAATATTATTTGGCAATTTAACCGAGGATGAAATAAAAACATATGTTGAGGGGGTAAAATCTATACCTTCATCTGTTAAAGGGAGTGAGGCAAAAAATATATATAATTATTTATATGAGAAAAAAAAATTATCAAAAAAATATAATAATATAATACAAATAAATCCTAAGGTTGATAGTAGTCAAAGCAGAGTTCAATGTTCTATAACAAATTTTGAAAAAACCCTTAAAAAATTTATAACATATAAATCATCAGATGAAAATCCAAATATAATAAGAGATAAAGAGATAATAATGTCTATTGAAAGTGGTAAAAGAACCCGAATTAGTAAAAGAAACCAAATTAGTAAACCTTAAATAAAAATTTTATTAAATTCTTTAATTAATTCTTGTTTTGATATAGACTTTGGACCTACTGTGTTGTTTTTACAATTAAAATTAATAATAGATAATTTATTAAATAAACTGTCTGTTAATATATTGTCGAATTTGATAAAATAATGTGATTGAAATGATTTGTTTTCTGTGTTTTTATCCACTTTACCTGCGTTAACGCCAACTCGTCTAAAAGATATATCATGTTCATCTTCTTTTTTTACAAAAGAATATTTTTTTGGAACCAATTTTTTAGGAATAGTTCTTTGTGTTTCCTTTTTTATCCATATTTGAAATACACAAGGGACATCATATTCTTTTCCATCAACTATAAATGAATTTTTTGGCAGATCATATTCGTATTCCAAATGAAAGTTAAAAGGAAAATGTTTTTTTAAACTTTCTTTTTTAAAACTTTTAGGTAATATAAATGAAATAGAATCACAATATTCAACTGATTTTTTTATAAATTTAATTGCTAATGATGATTGGCGACCAAATGGCGGATTTCCTATAATATGTTTTTTCTTAAAATTGGGGTTAAGAATCGCATTATAATCAAAATCGAAATAATCTTGTTTAATTATTTCATTATTTTCAGGTTCTAAATCATAAAATTTATAATTTGTAAATAAAGATTTTATACCATTAATAAATGCTCCATTTCCAGCACTTGGTTCAATACATAAATCATCTATTTTGATATTAAGTGTTTGAGCAATAAAATGAATACATTTATCAACTATATTTTGAGATGTATAATATTTATCGATTGTTTTTCGTTTTAACCCTGTTGTTTGTATTATTTTTTTATTATCATTATGAAGTTCATTAACTTCATTAACTTCATTTTCAAAACTCATTTTTGTTATATCTTGTTAATATATATTTTTATTTTAACTCAATTTTATAAATTAATAATTGATTGTAAATTTTATAATATTACAATATTTATAGTAAATGAAAATAAATCCTCTCGGATTAATATCATTTGTTAATACACTCATAAGAGAACTAATAATTAATGAATTAAATAATTTAACACGATAACAGGTGATGAATAAAATGTTATTTAAT